CGATGTTGAAGGAGAACTCATCGGTGAATGTGTCCTTCACCTCATTCAGTACATCGAAAATCTTGCAGGCAAAGTCCAGACCCTCGTCGGTGTAGTATGTATAACCCAGTTCATCAACACGGGTATAACCAAAGGCTTCGATAACCTCATAGAGACCGAGGATGCCCATTGTGCAATACTGCTTATCCATTTCGACAGCGCCGTCCTGATAGTTCGGGAGCAGACCCTTTTCAATATTGCGCTTCATAATATGACGCACAGTATCGAGAGCCTTACAGCACAGCAGCGCACGCTTCTTGAGCAGTGCGAGGTACTTCTTCTCGTCGCACTCGGTCTCCAGTGCAATACGCATCAGATTGATGGTATTAACCTTAACGGAGCCGATAGACAGAGCCGTACCGCCGATGGAGTTGATGAACGCATTGAGCTTGGATGTGTCAGAAAGGAGACGGCAACAGTTACTGAGCGTAGTGACATCGCCACTGACGAAGAAGTTGCTGTCGTTCCAAGTTGTATTGTGGTCGGAGCACCAACGGGCGAAGTCTTCATCGACAAACTTGCCGTCTTTGTAGAGCAGGCTGTATGTCAGCACAGGGAATGTGAACATATTCTCACTGCGAATCTGGGAAACAACCTCCATAAAGAGCTTCTGGTGCTCAATCAGCTCGTCAACGCAGTCAATGACATATGTGCCGTCAGGATACTGCACACCGCCAAACAGAGACTCGATGTAGTTGCGGTCGAAGATGGACACATTGACGAATGCGGTCTGGTCGATACGCATAAAAGGCTGGTTCAGACGGTAAATCAGTTTCTGGAAAGACTGCTTGATGTAGTAATCGTGGTCTTTGATGAAGAAACCTGTCTCGCAGTCGTGCTTCCAGAAGTAGTAAGTCCAGATGAGGATGTTCGGGATGCCAACTGCGCCGGAACTGCGGTTGCTCATATAGCTGATGTACTCGATTACATCGTCGATGAATGTCGTAAGGTGCTTGGGAGGCTGATTGTTATAGTTCTTGAGGAAGAACAGACCCTCTGTAGCCAAACGAGTAAGGTCGTAGGCGTAGCAGTAAGGGATATATGTGGTTGTAGAAGCATCGTGCAGGTAGAACGCACCGCTGTGCTCGCATTCGAGCCACTCCTTGGCGGTTCTGAGGTTGTACTTCTTCTTCAACTCGTAGAAAATCTTATTGAAGGCAAAGAGCTTGTCGAGGGACTTACCCTTTTCGTTGATGAGACTGCGAATATCCTTGTTGGATGCGTTCGCATTGGCGTCGATAGTAACATCGGCGACATTCTTATCGATAAAACCGTCGATAAAGTCGGAGAAATTGAGTTGGGTTTCGTGGAAGCCATTGAGAAAATCGAAATCCTCGCCGTACTTTTCGTTCAGCGCGTGCATTGCTTTCTCAAAGTCTCTATTCATCTTTAATGGAATGTTCATTTGGCAGTCTCCTTACTGTTTATTTACCCACTCGACCGCCTGCTTGAAATCCATAAGGGTTCCATTGTTGTCGAGCACGGGCACTTGCGTGATTCCGAGTGCAAGCATCTCGTCTACTGAATTATTCTCCGTATACGGCACGCCCTTTTCGTTGAGCTTCTTCTTCAAGACCTCACATTTAGGACAGCCAGTGGAGTACAAAATGATATCTCCGTAAATAGGAATCACTCCTTTCGTGCGTAGTCGCACACGATATTGAATACTTCTTCCCAAGACGATGCTCGTACAGCACCGATTGTATCTTCATCAAAATTCCTGTTATGTGCTGCCGTCATCAGAATTTTGTGGTACTCTCCGCCGTCAAGATTTTTGGGATAGTCATCGACAAGAATATCGCCACGAATGAGCTTCTTGTCATAAGCTACTATTACATCTTGGTAGCGTAAGTATGGGAAGTATCTAAATAAAACCTTTTCAAGTTTAATAGGCAGCGAATTATAATGTGATGCGGTTACTATGCAAACGCGATGTCCGTTTGCTATTAGCTTTGCAATGTAGTCGTAGGCACCGGGGAGAGGTTTAACCCGCTCCCACAGTTCTTCTTCAAACAGAGGGGCATAAATTTGTCGCTCTTCCAGTGTAGGAAACGCCTTTGTCATATCCCACTCCTTGATATCGTCCATCGATACCGACAGACCATATCGTTCATTAAGCAAACCAACCCACGCATCACACAAATTCTCGATTGTGTCGTCCATATCAACCAGGATGGTTAGTTTCTTCAAGGTTTGCACCTCCGTTTATAAATTCTGCCGCGCAACCAACCGTCATCGTAATATTCTTCCGCGATGTCTTTGCGTACTACGCGTTCTTCATCACCTTTATGAATCCATATTTTTGTTCCCTGGTCATTCCTGACAATTTTCCTGCCGTGCAAGACGCCCTGTAATATCCATCCATCAGCGAGATAGGTGTGTAATTCGGACTCTTTAACATACTTGTAGATGCCGTCTTTATAGATTGACTTACTACCGATATGCCCCGCACTCATATTTGCTTTAGATTGTTGTGTATGTACGCGACCAGTTAACTTGTCTCTGGCATTTTGTGCAAACCTCTCTCTTGCTTCTGGAGAAAATGTTCTCGACATATTAGCCCGTGCAGTATCCGACATAGGTTTATGTGGATGCCTCATTCGTTCTCTAACACATTCTGGCACAATAGACAAACCATCACCGCCAAATGTTAAATTGTAAAATTTTTCGTCGTTTACTGCGTTATAATGGCTAATAAATAATTGTTCCATTTTGTTTAGAGAAGCGTCGTCAGAACACTCACACAAAATTGTCCGTTCAAAATTTTCGACGCCATATTTTTCTATGGCTCGTTTTAGCAACACACCCGAACCTAAATACCACGAATCATCAATGTCGTTTGGGTTCATCTCTCTTCGGTGCTTCCCGATATATAGATGACCTGTAACCTTATTTCTTGTCATATAGACAAACCCATATAGCGTGGTGTTTTGTTGCGTATTAGTGGTCATAAATCACCGCCTTCGTCATTCTGGAACCTCATCTGCACATTGACTAATCCATCCCCTGTGGTTGGTCGTTAGATGGCACACAGCAGCCCTTTCTTTATCCTTGAAATGTTGTATGTACTTCGTAAAGCCACTTGTGCTTGGGTTATCAAGGTCACATTGTAATTCGTGACCAATAACGATAACTTTCGCTTTTTTACCAACACGCGTTAGGGTTTTCTTTAACTGTGATGTCGTGAAATTTTGCGCCTCATCCAGTATCACTACCACATCATCCAAGTTAGAACCTCTCAAGAATGTGTCGGTGATACAGGTGATGTATCCTGTGCCGTTCTTCTGATTAACCATACTTTCATCGTTAATCGCCGTATGGGGATTGATATCGCAGTTAATCAGCGCCTGGTAGAAAGCCTCGAAGTAAACTGAACTTTTCTCTGTGATGGTTCCGGGCAACCATCCTTGCTTTCTCTCGCCATACGGAGACATAATGTAGACGATACTCTTAAACGCTCCGTGTTGAACGAGGATATTTGCAACGCCCGTTGCGATTGTTGTCTTGCCTGTACCTGCTCTGGCGTTGACAAAGACAATGTCGATGTCGGGGTTCAAAATTGTATTCGCAAAATTTAATTGCTCATTATCTAACTGAAGTCCGTAGAAAGGTCTGTCATCGAATGACTTAGGCATATCGCCGTAGTATTCCATAACGGGTCTTTTCTTTGCCGCCATAAAGACCCTCCTTAAATTACCTCATCGATATCACAGTCTTCGCCGATGATGTAATCAACGAACCCTTTATCCTTAGCTTCGCTTGCGAACAGATACCATTCGACGCGGAGCTTGCTGTCGTATTCTTCACTTGTCAGTTTGCTTCTGGAGAGGATATACTGCTTAACACGCTCTTCCACTTTTTTCTGGAACTCCATTTGGTCTTGAGCCTTGGCTCCAGAGTTATACACGAAGTTGGAACCGTCGTGCATCAGGAACTTCGCATTCTGTGTTGCGAAACGCTTATGACCGGCGAGACCAATCAAGAATCCCATACTGTACTGGTAACCGAGATTGATGGTATGCACAGGGGTCTTGCTATTCTGGATAATATCGATAAGCTCGAAACCAGAATCGACTTCTCCGCCGTTAGAGGTGACATACAGAAGAATGGGCTGTCTATCCTTGGGGTCGATACCTTTATCTTCCTTGTTGTACTGCATAATGTGCTTCACGATGTCAGCCACGGAAAGCTGTTCGACATCCACATTCAGGAACAGCTTGCGCTGTTTTAAGTCGTTGAGGTAGAAGATTTCTTCAACCATACCTGCTTCAAGCAGTGCCTTTTCAATCTCGACCTCATAGTCGTAATAACCTTTGCGATTAGTTCCCATAAAGATTCTCCTTAATCCAATTTGATGTAGTTACTTCCAACTCCTCAAGTGTGCCGGTGTTCTCGATATAGAAATCAGGCACCGTATCATCAAGCGCGGTTTCGGAAGGGTGCTTTTGCTGTTCCTCTGTAAGAGGGCTCTTGAAACCAGGTCGTACAACACGCAAATGGATGGTGTCAAACCCGTTTTCAACCATTGTCGTTACTTCATTCGGGAAACGACAGTCGGGGATGATGACATAGTCCCAATTCTCGTGGAAGTATTTGAGCATCATCGCAACGAAGTCAACCCATAATGTAGGGTTCTGCTTGCGGATGACATCAGTTCCAACATACTGCAGCATCTGTCTGCCTTTTTCGTCCTTGTTACCATCCCAACCGAAGTAGTTACGGCATATGTATTTCAAAAGGTCTGCGTAGTGCGTGGTCAGCACTCTGTGGTTATCTGCAGTCAGTTTATCGCGCAGCATAGAAGCGACGGTATCTTTGCCGTTCTGCGCCTTGCCAGAAACTAAAATCACTTTCATTCTTCTTTCATCTCCTCTCGTTGCTTACTTTGCATTACCAGTTTGGAATATCTCTGGAAGCTGTCCACCGCCTCACGGACGGTGATTTCGTTGTCCGGCGCTCTCCATTGCTTTTCTTTGCCGTAGTAGATTTCGCGTACTTTACACCACGCAGCAACCACGGGTTTGTTAGCATCTCGCACCGTATGTTCGCATACAAACGCTACCGCTTGCTTGCCAACCTTTGTGAAGTCATCAACCATTCTCTGGATTGCGAGCTTTTGTCCAAGAGGAACTTCTGCGCTGCCGTATTTGACTTCAAACAGTATGTATTCTGAGTCCTTATACTCGATAAGACCGTCAATATCAGTAGGATAAATGTAGCCATCAACCTCAAGACCTTTGAAGTCGATAAGTTGCTTCATTCTGTACGGATTATTTATCCTGCTCGTCATATACCCCGCCAGGGAGATATTTCTTGTTGAGACCACAGCAGTTGAATTCGTCGCACAATCCGCCTCGGTATGCGCAATTCGGAACGAGAAGGTCTGCAAACTCGGGGTTGACCTCAACGACCTTATCGCAAATCAACTGCACAAGTTCTCTCGTCTCTTTGGAAGCCTGCGTACACAAACGCTTATGGGCAATGGTGATTAGCTCCTCGGCGTTCATATACCAACACATTGTGACGGGCGAATCCTGTCTCGCGGCACCTCTCTCGTACTTGACCTGGCGGTCATTGCGTTGAGTAGAAACGAACGGAGTGGCGTGGACATGACGCACCAAATGAACGGATACCCAATACGGGATATCAGACAGTCTAAAGCAAAACTGCAGTGTTCTGATTGGAGAGTGGTTCGCCTTTAACAGCTTAACTTTCCACGCGTCGGTCGCAGGGGTGTCGGAGTCTTTAGAGACCGTCACAAGCGTACACTTTTTACACAGCATCCAATCTTCTTCCGTGGGATGCTTCAAGATTTCTACTTTCATATCGTTATTCCTCACAATATATCCAATGTAGTCTTTTACCGTCGTGTTTACCTGCGCTAAACCTTGCCGGGTCTCCGAGAGCACGAGTGATATTGGGCGACGGAATACCCATTTCACGAGCCGCTGCTCGTATACCTATAAACTCACGGTTCAGTTCCACGCATTTAATTTTCTTGGAGCAAGGGTTGTCGGCGCCGAATTTGCCATACCTTGAGCAGTTCTCTGGAGTAGCGTACAGTTGCTTCAATGACTGTGATATTTTGAGCCTTGTCTCTTCTGTGACAACAGCACCATAATGAGGGTTATTTTGACCAGTAGTTTGCTCGCTTTTAATGTTGCGAATCCTATCGAGTTCTTCCGGTGATAATCCAGCGTATGTGTTACCACCCTCACCACCAAGTGCAATATTGTAAAACTCGTGGTTGTGTGCGGCGTCCAACTCGTTTATCCAAAACCGCTCTCTGGCATTACACTCGTCTTCCGATGAACACACCTCAATAATGGTCTTGCTGAAATTCTGTACCCCATATTTAGCAATGGCTTGCTTGAGGATTTTTCCACTACCGAGATATGTATCGTCCTTGATTTCACAGTCGCATTTTCTTTTGCCGATATATTTGCGACCCGTTACAAGGTTTTGCGTCAGATATATATAGTAATGAATCGCAAATCACTCCTTTGCAGGTTATTTAATTATCTTGATAGAGTACAAGGGAGCGTCTGTTTATAACATTGTAGCACACCTTGCACCCAATGTCAAGATAATTCTAAAATTTACATTTAACTTTTGTAGGGGCTCTCAAGGGAGTAGTCCCAGATATTATACGAGCCGCTGTAGTTATCTCTAAAGTAGTTATGACCGTTGCGACCCTCAAAGTAGATGTACTCTTTTGGAAGAACTCTTCCGACATTCGTTTCTCCGTTCTTTTCACGGCTCCATCTGTCCAGTACATCATGTGCGAGGTCAAGCAGTTCGTCCCATACAGGAGTGCTTTCATAGAAAGCGAACTGGTTTGGAGACCTTACGACTGAATAGACTGTGGAGTCATAACAATCTACTCGGTTTAGGATAGTCCACGCCACGCAAGCCTGTTCGGTTTTGCTCGGTACACCACGGCATTCGCGGTATAACACCTTTGCAATATCGATTGCGTCCTGCTCGGTATAATGCTGAATGTATAAATCTTCTTTGACCGGTTCATCGTCAGCTACTTCAGTTGTTTCTTCGACCACTGTAGTCTCCTCAACAACCTCTGTCACATCTGTCGCTTCTTCGGTTTCAGAAGCGGTAGTGCTGGTGGGAATTGTGCTTTCAGTCGTTTTAATACATTCGTCTCGTGTCTCTGGCTCATAAGATTGAGTAACCGATGTTTCAGCCTTACTGGCAGGTTCATTCTTTGCGGAGTCCGCATTGTTTGATACCGCTCCTGTGGCAAATACTAAACATAGCACCACTAACAGTATCGCCGTTCCTATTCCTGCAATTTTATGGTGAGCACTTAACTTAATAAGAACCATCTCCTTCCGTTATTTAGTTATGTATTATGTATTTTCTTTGATTGGAGAGATAACGCATTCATCGATGAGCTTCTCCATACAGCTACAGCACAAGTCAAGTTCGAGGTCGTCGCCATCGTACTTTGTGCCGTACCCTAATCGGGTATTGATTGAGAAATTCTCCTGCGTATCCCAGATGTCGAACTTCTTTCCGCATCTGTTACAGGTAATCTCCTTAGCCATAGTAACCATCTCCTTTTTGTATATCAAAGTCGTGTTTTATGCACGAAAAAGTCGTTGTGCCGCAACACTTTATTCAGTGATAGAGAACGAACCTAAGAACTCATCGAGTTCTTCGCTGCGTTGAGCCGCTTCTTTGTACCTTTCGTACTTCCTCAGCCCATCAATTATCCTTGCCGCCTTGGTGGTAGGATGACCGTCCATACTTTCGTATGCACCGCATCTATAAGGAACCAACATACACTGGAGAATACCGCGAAGACGCTGGTCTTCGATGTTGATTTCGCTCTCATAAATGACTTCGTTACACTTAATGCCACGAGCATTGTCCGTTAGGGTAATAAGCTCGATTCGGCTACCGTTTTTGAAGTTAATTCTGGATGTGCCAAGTCCAGAAGTAAACACCTTGTCGACTCCGGGAATTGAAGTCGCCTTGTGCATTTCGGCTAACTCCTCTGCAAAATCCTTTGCATCTGCTCTCCTGGCAAATGCGATAACTGCCTTGTAGTTCTTGTTGTCGTTACAACGAACAAGGGCTTCGCAGAACGAATTGGTATTCAGCACTTCCATTTGTGATAATCACCCCTGTCTTAATACACCTTGGAATACGCGGTTAGTCTGAAATACTGACCTTGCTTCTCGTATGCTTTACAAAAAATGATGTCGCCCTTTTTAATCGGGTCTTCCTCGTACACCTTGTTCACGACCGTGAATCGGCTTTCTTTACCGCTACCGATAGACTTGGTTACTACCGAATATCCAAATTGCTTGTTGTCTTTCTTTCTGACTAACGGGTAAACCTCTAATACATAGAGTTTTCGTCTGTCTTCGTCCTTGCCGGACACATAACCGACATAACCCATTACATCAACAAAGTTACGAACCTTGAGCAGGTCGCTCAAATCGTCCATATGTATTGCCTTGACCGCATCTTCTGACTCACGGAGAATCGATGCGACATCGAGTAGTGTGTAACTCTTCGCAACACCGCCAGACTTGGTGACACCAACGGCGTACTTCGTTACTATATCTTCAAGAGGTGTTCCATCCACTTTATCCTTGGCAATCTTCTTTGCTTGCCCTTTCTTAAAGGTGGTGTAGAACATATCTGTAATTCTTAAAAGCTCTCGTTGATTTCCGAAATCGGAGAAGAAGTCGAGCTTGATGAGGATATCGAGCTGGCGGGTATTCAATGTTGTTTTCTGGTCAATATCGAACAGGATATCAACAAAGCGAGTGTAGGTTTTGCTCTTTGCCAACTGATACAGTTCCTCGGCGATGCCAGCGCTCATAAACTTGATGGATGTGAGACCCTTGGCGACAATACCTCGTTCCTTATCGAAGAAGTATTCGCTCTTGGATAATCCCCACTTGGGCATCGTAATCTTGATGCCAACTCTGTTGGCGTATGCCGTACCATTTCTGATATCATCCTCGTTAGCAGCATTGTTAAGGAACGATGTGATGAACTCAATCGGATGATAGTAGCGGTAATAGGCACACAGGTAGCCAAGCAAGCAGTATGCAATACTGTGGTTATAACCGAACTGGTACGAAGCGCTGTCCTCAATGACCTGGAGGAACTCTTTGGCTTCCTGCTCGGCAACCTCTCTCGGCTTGGGTGACTTGTTGCAGTAGCCCTCTAAAATATCGGGCATTGCTTTATCCAGTCTGTCTTTCTGCTTACGACCGATTGCTCGGCGGATGTTGTCGGATTCACTACCAGACAGACCGCAAATTTGTTGCAGAAACTTAATTGTATCCTCTTGGTAGATTAAGTATCCGAGGTTATCTTTCAGCAGTTCATCGATAAGCTCAGACGGGTTCTTGTGAACCTGTCGTGCAAGCAACACATCTCGGTAAGAAGAACCAGACGGTCTAATACACGCAGTGACGATGGACATATCGAAAATGCTGTGAGGGGTAAACTTTTTAAGGCTTTCAAATGCGAACGCACTTTCAAACTGGAAGATACCCGACGGGTTGCGAATCATATCCGCCCACACTTCTTCGTCAAACCAGTTGACCTCGTGTGTTTTAGGGTATGGTTGCTCCAAGTATCTGCACGCATCTCGAATAACCTGCACCGTCTTTAAGATAAGGAAGTCGTACTTCGCAAGACCTGTGAAGTCGTGGATATTCTCCATATCCAACATCAAACAGTTCTCATTGTCCTTGTCGAACACGCCGAAGTTGTCAACCAATGTGATAGGACTGATGACCATTCCTGCCGGGTGTACCGACTGTGAAATCTTGGTGTCAATCAAACCATCATAGTAGTAGAAAATCTCGGGGTACTTCTTCTTTGTCTTCTCGGGGTCGGAATCAAACTCGTTCTTGATACGAGCGATATTAGGGAGTGACCACGGATTAGAATCGGAGTCGTCCTTGTAGTAACCCTGACCGCCGTCTAATGGGTGGTGACCCTTGATAACTCCTGCATCAGGATGTTCCTTTGTCCAACGAATGGCGAGTGCTCTGCCGACATCATCGATAACGCCTTTGGACTGCATTGTGCCGAACGAAGCAACTCGCGCCGTCTTATCAGCACCGAAACGACCTGTGATATGTTGGAAGATTGCGGGGCGGTCAGATTCAACGCAGTCAATATCAATGTCGCCGATTTCCACACGGTCTTCGTTACAGAAACGAGAGAACACTGTGTGCCAAGTCTCGGGGTTGAGGTCAATAATGTCTGCGACATAGGCAACTCTGGAGCCACCAACGGAACCTCTCGCTGTACCGATTGCCATACCTTGCTCTTTGCACCAACAAATCAGCTCGGACATAGACAACATGAAGCCGTCCATTTTCAGCTTTCGGAATACACGCATTTCTTCATCAATCGCCGTTCGGAAGGCTGCTTCTTGCTCTGGCGGGATAATACCATTTGCAAGCTTCTCAGCAAACTTTCTCTCAATAGTCTCTGTAAACTTCTCGGAGTCAGCTTCACGAGAACCATACAGAATGGGGTACTTGATGGAAGTATCTAACTCAATATCCTCTGTCATATCGTACAGTAGATTTGTGTTGTTGATTGCTTCCAAATAGACATCCTCGGGGAGTGCTCCTTGAATTCGGAACATCTCTACGAGTTCATCGTAGGTTTTATATGTAAGGTCAAAGGCGTCTTCGTCGCCGTATGACTTGTGCTTTGCAGACAGCAGGATTGCTCGACACTCTGCCTTGTAAGGGCTGGAGCTATGTGTGTCTGTACCTGCAATCAGCGGCTTACCTAACTGCTTTGCGAGAGCCAGGAGCCTTTTGTTGAACTCAATTTGTTCGGGGTGGTTATGTGCTTGCACCTCGAAAAAGTCGTACTTTCTTGCGAGTTCCATATATCGGGGGTGAGTGTCCGCTAATTTATTTAACGGAGACGCCAAACAAGCACTTGTCGAAATGATGTTATTAGAAATCGCAAGAAACTCGTCAAAGGTAATTCTGTTCGTATAGTAAAAGTGGTCTTTGTCACACGACTTACTGATGAGAGCGTTCAATTCTCGAACACCATCCATATTTCGTGCCATTAAAACGGTATGGTAATTGTCACGGACTTTTTCATCCAGGGTTTCTGTGAGGTAAACCTCTACAGAGTGGATGTATCTGATGCCCGCTTGCTTACAAGCATTCCATTTTTCTGTCCAGTTCAGAGGTTTGCCGTGCTCGGAGATAGACAGTGCTTTGGCGCCGTCTCTGACAGCCAAATCCACATAGTCTTGATACTTCGTGCAACTGTCAAGCAAACTGTACTCTGTATGACAGTGATACATAATGTAGCTACTGATTTCTAACACACCTCCTTTAGTGCAAATTCTTTGAGGAAGTTATCCAACTCCTCGTTGCTTTCGACTCCCGCTTCTTCTTGCGGTTCCTCTGTCGCAATTTCAAACGAGACAGACGCGGAGTCGAACATACTGGCGGGGACTATGATAGGTTGTACGGTGTAAAGCATATCTCGCAGTTGCGCAAGAGCCGCTTCAGTTAACATAGTGCCGTTTCGGTTTACACCGGCAGAAGCGATTTGGAAGTATGCGTTAAGGTGTGCATCCAACGCATCATTGCGTCTCGTTGGCATCTTCATCGCTCCTTTCAAATTGTTTTAGGAAGTCGTCAAGGGCTGTGTCATCCTGCTCTGGAATACTGGCGCTCTTAAACGAGCTAATTAAACACTGCGCAGCTTCACTCAGTTTGTTACTTGCAGATGGTCTAAGAACTCGCTTCCAAACCTTGAACACTTCGTCCAGAATGTCAGACAAGAATCTGAAATTACCCTCGGCATCTTGTACCTTAATGCCATATTCCTCAAGTGCCTCAACGGCATCGTAAAACGACATCGTGCTAAAGATAGCAGTGGCGTTACCTATATCGCAATCTCTGGTCATACAGCTTCTTGAAAACCTCCAATCCTTTATCTACTGGTGCGTCTTTTTCGTCGAGCAAATCCTCTCTATCCCAGAGGTATTCGACATTTACATATTGCTTCAACTTGCCGATGTTATGGTCTTCACGGATGCGAACATCCTTATCGAGGGCAAAAACCACTCTACAACCAAGACGAGCAAGTATTTTCATCTGATTTGGATTAAGATGGGAAGTCAAAATCGCACCGGCATTGTGAATTCCCCAGGTATCAGCGAGCAAAACGCTCTTACAACCCTCAAATAAGATGACTTCACGG